TAGGGTGGAACGCTATTTACAGAGCAAGTAGTGATTTGGCTTTACCAACAACGACAATATTGAGTAAAACAATGTATGTTGGATTTGTATATAATAATACTGATTCAAAATTTGACTTGGTCTCACTGTTAGACAATTTTTAATAATTATTTAATTTAAAAAAGCGGAACAACGCAAACAGTTACTGATTTAATTGCTAATGGTTCAGATGTTAATCTAATCACAATGACGGGAACATCTGCGTGGAACTTAATTGCCGCTAGTGGCACGATAGAATGCACAGAGGTATCACTTAAAAATAGTAATGCTAGTGGAGGTGCGACTTTCAATGCCATAAACTCGGTTGATGTTAGCGGTAATAGTGGTTGGAATTTCAGCACGGTCGTATCGCCAACTAGCGGACTAATAAGATTAAGAAGTTGTTTATAATTTATAATATATATGAGTATAATTACAAAACCCAAGGTTCAAGATGAAGAAAGCAGACTAAAATTTCTTAACAATGCTAACAATAAGGCCTCTGCTATTCTTGAAAAAAAAGAGAATAGTATTATAGATACTGATAATAAATTACGGTATTTGGTTTTAGTTGAACAAAATCTTAATAATAATGTCGATGTTTTGAATAATAAAATTGATGAATTAACGGTAATTAAAAATGTATTAGAGGGCGAGGTTAAAACCTTATCCCAAGAGAAAAAAACAATACTGTGCAGTCATAGTGCATTATTGGTAGAGAAACAACAAAAAGAATCTAGTTTGGCAGAAAACATTTTAAAACTACAAAAGACTATTGATGATAATAATGATGTTATTAATTTGGGTAAAAATAATATTATAAGTATAAATAAAAACATACAAGATAAAAAAGAAGAAATTGTTAAATTGAATAATATTAATAAAAAGATTGTTGATGATAATAGCAATATTTTATCTAATACCAGGGCAATTACCGATAAACAAAAAACAGAACAATCCAATCTTGACAAGATTTTAGAACAAATAACTGATAAAAAAACAGAACTTGGGTTACTAGTGGCTAAAATTGAGAAAAATAAACAGGACAGTATTAAGGAACGAGAAGAATTTAAAAATACCCTGAGCGAACTTTTTGCAGAAGCCAATAATTGTCAAAATATAATATCTACTTTTAATCAAGAGAAAGAAAGCCTTGACAATAGATTGTATGCTATTTTAAAACAAGAAAAAGATTTACAAAAAAGAGAAGAGGAGTTTATTTATCGCAAAGATGAGATAAGGGTTCAACTTAAACGAGCTAAGTTAGATGATAAACTAAAAATATTCAATTAATATGTCACACTGGTGTCCACAACCGGAACAATCATCGGAAGATGAAATTGAGATGATCACAAATTTGTTTAATTTGGAAACAAGTTTAACAAAAGCGATTATTAAGACTGGATCAATGACGTTTTCTAATGTAAACCTTGCATCACAATACACTGATGATATGGCACGTTTGGCTATTTCAGAAACTATACTCGGTATAAATTATGATAACATTACTGGTGTATTTAGTTTGCATAAAGATTATGTAATACCAACCATAATACAGGAAAATAATTGGGATACAGCGTATGGCTGGGGTAACCACGCCAACGCTGGTTATCAGCCCAAGGCAACATTAACAACAAAGGGTGATTTGTATGTGGCTACTGGTGCCGGAACGATTGCCAGAATTGGTGTTGGTACAGACGGACAGGTTTTAACTGCTGATAGTGGAGAAACAAATGGAATAGCATGGGATTCACCGGTACAATCTAGTTGTAGGGCTTATCTTTCAGCCACACAAACTATAGCGACATCATCTACAACTAAATGTAACCTTGATTTAGAATTATGGGATATACAAAATGAATTTAACACAACAACGCATAGATTTACAGCCACACAAGCCGGTAGATATTTGGTAAGTGGTGCTTGCGGTATGAATGTTGGAGATTCTCAGAGATTAACTACTTATATTTATAAAAATGGAAGTTATGTGAATGCAGTTAATAATAGTGTATCCCAAGCGGGGACTGAGGTAACATACGCTTTAACATCAGGAACAATAGAGCTTGCTATTAATGATTATATAGAATTATTTGTATTACAAGAAACTGGTGGTAATACTACATTGGTAAGTGCAAATAGACCAGACACAACCAGATTGTGTGTTGATAAGATTTCCTAATATAAAATTTATGAAAACAATAATAATTGAATTAACAGAAGAACAAGAAAAAACACTTTTAACAGATATGATTAATATTGAGGATTGGATTTTAAATGCTTTAAATGAAAAAATAAGACGAACTGCTGATATTATAATTGAAAAAAACACTGATAAGAGTCCACAAAAAATTACAATTGAAGATAAACTAACAATTATAAGTAATTTGAATTTAAAAACAGCAGAAGAAATGAACTTGGAATTAAAAAATTCTTTATAATATTGAAACAGATTTAAAATTATCTAAAGATATTATTTAAAAAATATGATTATAACTCCTAAAATTAGAACAAAGACTGGTGAAAGTGTTGGTGTAGAGATATTTATACAACCACCACAAATAGACGGTGAGTTTACTTTTTTAAATACCGATTATGCTTCCGGTATATCTTCGTTTGCTGTTGATAATGGTTTGAAATTTGCGGTAGATGAATATTTTGTGTTTGGTAATATCGGTGCCGAAAAAACAGAGATTATAAAATCTCACGGTTCAACTACACCGACAGCTACAACCCTTACAACCGCCACTAATTCATCGTTTAGTCATCAAAGAGGGGATAGAATACAATTTATACCTTACAATCAGGTGGTTATCGAAAAATCAACAGATAGCGGTGTTACATACGCAGTATTGACAACAATAGATATTAGGGCTGATGCCAGTGAAACTTATTATAATTATACCACAGGATTAGCTACGGATTATTACAGAGTGCGGTTTAAAAATTCAAACGACACTACATATTCTTCTTATTCCGATGGGATGATAGCAACTGGGTATCTTGATAATTCCGCCGGTAGTGTTATTAGAAAAGCTTTAATACAATTGGGTGAGGTTATAGATAACGATGTTATTACTAAAGAATTTTTATTTGAGTCATTAAATGAAGGGCGCAGGGAAATAGACAACGATATAGGTATTATACGGTGGCCGTTTAGAACATCGTTTGATTATGATGCCGGAACGGTTATTGCTGGCACTTACACATTGGCCGTACCAACAGATTTACGGTATAAAAATACTAACGAGAATATATTATCAATAAGAATCGGTAAATCTAAAAATCCTTTAATATATTTGGATAAACAAGAATTGAATAGCTTTTATAGTGGTGTTGCTCACACCACACTGGATGGCGCTGTTTTAACCGCCGATACGGAAATAGGACTAACTTCTTCTGGTGATTTTGATGAAAGCGGTGATATACAAATAGCGGCACAAGCGGTTAATGAAGAGATAGACACTGTTTCCTATACTGATAATGACGAAACAACAAATGAAATATCCGGTGTTACTGGGATTAGAACCGCCGGACACGCTACTTTAACCGATGTTTGGCAAAGTGTATCGTTTGGATTACCACAGTATTATACCGTTGATAACGGAACGATTATATTTAATGTGCCGTTTGCTGATGATTATGACGGAGAGAATATCTGGATGGATTACTATAAAGATATAACTGATATAAATTCTGATACTGATTTATTGGACGAACCGTTTTATCATATTTATATCCCGTGGCTAAAATGGAAAATTAAACACAGAAAAGATAGATCATTGGCTATAGAAAACGATAGCGATTATAAAGATTGGAATAATAAGAAACAACAACAGGTACTAAAAAACTACACCGGACAAAAATTAAGAATATCTATTGATATATAAATTTATGGGAAAATTACCAATGATACCAATACAGAACGGCATTGTTAGGGAGGCTGCGGTTGATTCGCTTCTTGTGCCTCAAAACACTTGCCAATTTGCTTTAAACCTAAACTTTGACCGTATAGGCGCCATTCAGTCAAGAAACGGTATAACGGCGCTGGGGAGCGTAATATCGGCTGGCAATAGTGTATTGGGAATGACTAATTACCGTAATAATGCAGGGACTATTTATCAATTATTGGCTAATATTAACGGTAGTGTTCACGCTTATAACGGGTCTTCTTGGGGATCTATTCGTTCAGGACTTACTCCAACTGCCAAAGCAAGGTTTACCAACTTTGTTGATTATACGTTTATGGTTAATGGGAACGGCAATCAGGCCTGTCAGTCTTATAATGGCGCCGGTAGTTTTGGATCAACAAATTGCACAAATTTAAAAAAAGGTGATTTTATAGATAATTTCCGGTCTAGAATTTGGATAGCTAATAACACCACGGATAAACTTTATTATTCTGATGTTGTGACAACTTCTAATACCATTACCGGTGGGGCTGATTATATTCAGATAAGTCCACAAGACGGAGAAAATATAACTGGTATATTTAGACATCCTCGGGCTTTGATAGTGGCTAAACAAAACCATATGTATCGGATATTTAGCATTAATGCGACTGATCCCGATCCGTTTATCAATTTGGGTACATACAGTCAAGAAAGTATAATTGAATCTAAGGCCGGGTTTCATTTTCATCATCCGTCTGGGTTTTATAATTTTATATTTGATGGGTTTCAACAAGAAATATCAAAACCGATTATAGATATAGTTAACGCCATACCAAGATTAAATTATCCTAATATTACTGGGTGGCCATATAACGATCATTTGTATTGGAGTATTGGGGATATTACATTGGAGGGTATATCATTAACAAACGTTGTTTGCAGATATACTATATCAACTCAAACTTGGACAGTATATAATTATCCGGTGGAAATTAAAAGCACATCTCTTTATGATGACGGGACAAATTTAGTTATGGCTCTTGGTGGCGATGCTGGTTATGTTTATACTTTTGATTCTGGTGACGATGATGCCGGTTCACCGATTAATTTTGAGTTTTATACCCATTGGATGTATTTATCAGAACTAAAATCAACCAGTAAAGAATTAACAGAAGTGGCCGCTATTCACGAAAATGCTCAAGGGACTAATTTAAGTTACCAAATTGATAATGACAGCCGGACAAAATGGCGCAGTATTGGACAAATTAATCAAGATTTATATAATATTTATAATGTTAATTCTAAGTTTACCAGAATACGATTTAGAATAAATGGCAGTAAAGTTGGTGATACTTTTGTGTTTAGGGGGTTTGAAATGTTAAATATATTGGGTGTTGGAGAAGTTAAAAAATAAAATATGGCAAGTTTAGAAAAATTACAATTAAACCAATCGTTGTATAGGGATTTAGCACAAGTAAACTCATCTTTACCAGGTGTTGAAAGTCTTGATTTTCTAAACCAGTTGGAATCTAACGCCAATGTTAAGGTGGAAACAGCCAGTGAAACTATAATTAGCGGCGAAATTGCTGGTAATTTGGTGATGATTGATGGGTTTATACGTAGTAAAAATTTTATTACCGGCAGTAGCGGCTGGACAATTAATACTGATGGTACGGTTGAATTTAATGACGGTGTTTTCCGTGGATCTTTGCTGGCTACTTCTATTAATATTCCAGATACAACAACTAATAATTCTTTTCATACCGATTCAAATGGTAATAGTTGGTGGGGTGCCAATCTTGCCGATGGGTATGCTGGTGCCAACTCTTATATTTTAAATACTGGTACGGCCAAGTTTAATAATATTATAGTCAATAATTCCGAACTTACTTTTCAGAACAATCTCGGAGACGGCAGTGACGGGGCGGTAACCATAAGTGCCGACACTTCGCTTACCCGCGATATGTTTTATACTAATCTTACGATAGATGCCGGTAAAACACTCAGTCCGTCCGGGTTTAGGATATTCTGCACTGGAACACTTACGAATAACGGAATAATCTCTAATCTTGGTAATAACGGGAGTAATGGAGTGGGCATAACCGGAGGCGCGGGCGGTGTAGCATCAGCGGAGGGTTCGTTGCCTGGTCCAATAGCTGGTGTAGATGGCGGTGACGGTGGAGCGCCGGTTTGGGGTAGTTCTGTTGGAAATGTAGGAACAAATGGTGGCGCGGGGACTAGTGTAGCTAAATCTTTTGGTAATGCTGTTGTGGCCGGATCAGACGGGGGATCTGGTGGAAGTTGTAACTTTGCTGGGGGTGGTGGTGGCAGTGGTGGTGCGTTAGGTGCTGTTACTGGTACGATATTTAATACTCCAAAAAACTTTACTTCTGCGTATTTATTGGTTGATTTTAGACCTACTACTACGGTTTTTGAAATAGCGGCTACTGCTGGTGGTGCAGCTGGTGGAGGTTCTGGCGGAGCGGATCAGGCAACC